GACTTGACAAGTGCGGAGATGTTCTTCACAAAGAAGCTTTTCGCGCGCACCTCTATGGTGGGAGAGGGTACTCCCCCATTGAACTCGGACCATGTTCGAGTTCAGGCCAAACCCTTTACGAAGGTCGTTTCGACTCTTCGTTCCTTCTTCAAGAAGGTGGGTGAGGCCACTGGGCTGTCTGGACGTCGTCAGATGTCCAGCAGCCCGTTGGGGCCTATCGCTGCATCTGCAGTGGTAGGTCCCAGCGCAAATCCCCAACCAGTAGTAATACCGGCTGAGGTTGTCCTTTGCGAGGAGGACAAGAAGAGGGTGCAAGAGTGCGTTGCCGCACTTTACACTCTCCTCGAGGTTTACGGATATCGCTCGAGGAATCGCGACCCCACATCCAAACACTCCTATGATAGGACTGTCATGCAGTGGTGTCGAGCTGCCGCCCTTTTGGGCACCGGTGGCTGGATGAAATGGGCCAAGTACAAACTTGCCTGTTACTTCCATGCTCAGACCAAGCAGCACGATTCTCCTCCCGAAAACCCGTTACCCGATTTCCCGGACCGTCGTGATGTTCTGTGCCGAGGTTCTGCTCATCGCTTCATGAAGCTGATGTTGCAGTCTCACGCACGATGGAGTCTACTTGCTTCTATCCTTCAAGTCAAGAAGGGATGTCCACGTCCTGGTCAGGACCTGGTCGCGCTGGCTGTGCAAAAGGCACAACTGGCGTTGACCACAGTACGACCGAATGGAAAATGTGGCTTCCTTATCGACTGGGCGGATGCAGGCAAATATGAAGATATCTATCTCCATAAGGGCTCCATGCAAGAACAGTTACGACGTACCGTTCGTGAGATCTTCTCTGGTTGTCGCTATACTGATAGCGATCGCTACAAGATGATCTTTCCTTCGACGTCTGCTTCCTACTCCACCTCAAAGGCGAATGGTGGGAAGTTCAATGACATCTCTGACTATGTTCATCGTTCCGGCCAGATCTATCGCAATCCTGCGAGGATCGATGGTGGTTATGATGAACGTCTTCAGGATGACACTAAAGAAGGCGTCGAATTCCGTATGGCACGCTATGCTAAGCTTGATGCACTCGCCGAGGAGCGGGGAATCAAGAAAGGCAGTAATGCGTACCTGAAGTTGTGGCATGACGAATTGTATCGTCACCCGCAAGACGGATTCATCTCCATGCATCAGAAGATGCAAGTTGATGAGGAAGACGAATGGATTGGTAAGGGAAATCACACTTTTGTCGTTGACCTACGTCGCATCGAAGAGCAGACTGCAGCCATTTATGAGAATCTTCTCATTCGTGCTGGTCGTAAACGCTCTACGGTGTTGTGTGTTGGTCTTGCAGAATCGCTCAAAGTGCGCGTTATCACCGCTGGTGATGCGTACAAAGCGAAAGTACTTCATCCTCTACAAAAGTTCATGTGGCGCAAGCTTGTGCAACATGAGACCTTTGCGTTGACGGGACGACCTGTTGATCCTTGGATCATCCAGGAACGTCTCGGGGCACATCTTGCGCCCGGACAGTACTATCTCTCTGGAGATTATTCTGCTGCCACTGACAATCTTGCCCCTTGGGTTACTGAGACTATTGGTCGAGAGATCGCCAAAGTCATCGGTCTACGCCCAGAGGAGGAGGAGCTCTTCATTGAGAACCTCGTTGGCAATTGGATTGATATGGCCGACAAGAGGGATAACATGGGTATTGATATCCGTCGACAAATGTGGGGTCAACTCATGGGCTCCATTGTTTCATTTCCTGTTCTTTGCATCGCCAATGCGGCTTTTTGCCGGTGGGCCATTGAAATCGAACGTGACCGTAAGGTTCCGTTGAGCAACAGTGGACTACTCATCAATGGTGATGATGTGGTTTTCAAGACCACGAAGAAGGGACATGAGATATGGAAGCGCATTACTGCCTATGGGGGACTTGAGTCCTCCGTCGGCAAGACCTTTCTTTCCGAGGAATTTGCACAGATTAATTCTGTGAATTTCCGTCGTCTCGACACGCCTACCAAACATCAGTTCTACAGTATTGAGAAAGGCAGTTATACTCGTGACCTATGGTTCGAGCAAACTCCTTATATCAATCTTGGATTGCTGTATGGTATGAAGCGATCAGGAGAGAAAGTAGGTCGCGATGCGATCGCTGACACAACGGAGACGCTAGGCGCACGTTGTCGTGATCTCATTGGTAATGCACCTGCGGAACTACGACATCCTTTGATGAAGTTATTCCTTAGGCACCATGAAGACCTTTTGAAGAGCGTGAGAGTACCATGGTACGTCCCCGAGCAGTGGGGCGGTATTGGTCTTCCGACCGTACCGTCTCCACAAGAAGAGTGGGAGGGTACCGAACCAAGGTTCGGACCTACCCTACTCGATCGCAAGGGTGGTGCACGCATCGCCGAGATGCCGAAGCTTCCGAATGGAAAGCTCCGATATCCGGTTGGCGCACCATTAGCAGACGTCGAATGGTTGACCCACGGTGCCGTTATGGAGAAACTACCTGAGATTAGCTATGGCTTTCCTTCGGAACGCCAGAAAGCTGATTATCAAAGGTTGTATTCTTCAGTAGCCTGGGACTGCTTCCTACGTGACGATTACCTTCGTGATGCCGTACTTGTCCATGACAAGCTCGACTACGAAGCGTCGATTGCGAAAGCGAAGGAGCCTCGGGTGAAGTGGCGACCAAAGGTGTCAAAAGTCTTAAAGCAAAACGAGAAATCGTGGGCGCAGGTTATCAAAGATGGTAACCTACGTTCTCACCCTCCTCGTGCTTCTTGGCTTTTCTCACGCGACTCACCGAAGGCATTCCTTGATGTTGAGTTCTTGTCAAACTACAGTAACGTTTCTCGTAAAGTTCTTCACGACGACGCGTTGCTCAATTTGATGGGTGAACTCAACGATTGGAATGTCTAGGCCTCGCGACCGAAATCCCGGTCAAGTGGCATCCTTCAGTTCGTCAACCCTGCAGATCCATGCGTGTCCCATCTTGGACGGCGTGAAGCTGGATTGTGGTTGCATGTGGCTGACATGGCAAGATTACCTGGTGCAGTACGTGTAGTACAATATCGCACTCAAGGAGTCTTCGTCATGTCCAGTTCTATTGCACGAGCACCCAGTCATAGCGTTGTCTCTCGACTAAACGTATGGTGAGGTCAGGCTTTTGAACACTGGAAGGAGCCACTGCTTAGCAGCAGGGTTTCGTGTGATTTTATAACGACTACGTATCATGAGTCCTATCCCGTCAGCAGTGGCGTGGGTGCCACTCTGGCTGATAACGACAACACTAGGAGCCTTGCGCTGTAGTGTTCGTTAGTTTCGGGGAGAATCAGAGTTTGATACAGCGAGGTGATCACCATCGCGCCAAACTGAGATAACTCTTGGAACTTGATACCGGTCGTGCATAACTTCACAGGGGAACATGCGTATCCCTCTGCAAAGTCCCGCG